ACCGAACTGGGAAACAACTGTTTTCCAGACGGAATATCCTTCTTCATTGGCATAGAAGAAAATATCATCACCATTTATCCGACATTCAGAGGAAACACCATCAGTAAGATCTGTGGTGAGAAGATAACTTATGTAGTTTACCAAACAAAGAATAGGGAACGATGTTAACGATCCCATAAGTTGACCATTCGATTGGTTAACAATGGAACCATCCTTATAATGTAAGGAATGGAGTCCTGAATTCTTTAAGAATTTTTGATGGTATACTACAGGGATCTTTGGAAGGAGATTAGTAATAACCTCCTTGATAAGGTCCCTATTCAAGTTATCTGTAGCAGCAGTGTAGTCTCCACTTATTAAAAGAGGGAGATTTTTCTCATTTTTAAAACTATTTAAAACTTCGTTGACATCTTTGCCATGAGTTAGAGGAAAAATATTAAATTCCCCGAGTGACTCCCATAACCATTTTTGGATGGGCTTAATCACAAACTCAGAACATGGTTCCGAAGTTATAGTTCGAATTTTGAGAGGTTCAAAGATCGAATGAACCTTTACACTTGGACGTATTGTGTCTGTGTCGTTAAGAGCCTTCTTTTTAAGCTCTTCGAAGTGTGTACGTGTTGCATTGTTAATCATTGCAAATCTACGTAAACTGAACGACTGTAGCGGCGAATTAAGATTCATCGACAGACACGATTGTGACCCACCCTTTGATAGACTATTCTCGAAACAACTTGATCTCGAGATAGTAGGAAGCTCATGGTTCATCTTGAAGTTAGGTATTTTCTTAAAAAGGGTTATACATTTATTACTAAATGATATATAATCCTTATTGAAAACACTTTCTTCTGGAACCTTAGAAAGAGAAACTTTATGTTTCTCCTCAGAAGCTACGCGGAAAGAATCCGGTAATCTGGGACTATCTCTCTTAAGATAAAGAAGAGAGATAAGAAAGTACATTGTTCTTTCTTTCTTAGTTGAGCACTTCCTATTAATATACCTTTCAACACCAGATGTTAGGTGGAAATTAAAGTATATTGAGGGGATAATTGGAATATCAGGGTCACCAATATAACTGTTCATACGATATGAACAGAAATATTTGAAGGAATCGACAACACTAGTAATAGTGTTGGTACTTGAGAAGGTTACCAACCTTCTCAAAGCACTACCGAAGGGCTCACTTTGTTTAATACCAAAGTAGCTATAAAAGGAGTATACGGACTTTAAAAGGTCGCGTAGAAAAACTCTTTCTTCAGTTGTGCACTGTGAATTAGCCTTGACGGTGTTAGCTATTACACCTCTTCTAATTTTCACAAAAGGTCTTAAAATAGTTTTTTGATACAGAGATTTCTTTGTATCATGAGGCTCTTTATGGACGGTGTTGGCTGTGAAAACCAGTTAATACTGTCCTTATAGACAGTAGTGTATACTAATTAAAGTATACAGATACTTGGTG